ATCTAATGAATGTTCGGAATTACTTATAATCTTATACAATGCATCTATACGGCTAGCCCCTTTGTAGTAGTTCCCTACTCCGTTAGTAAGATCATTACTGATTAATATTTTTGATAAAGGCATGGTAATACTAGTGCCATCATCGTAGTAATATTTTATAGGAGTTTCTAGTATAGCTTTAGTCTTTGCGCTACTCATTATTAATTTATCCCTATCTTGATCTAAATGTTCTGGGAAATCAATTTTATAAGGTGTTAGAAAGTACCCTGAATTATTAGGCATGTTTAAATTTCTACTATCAATGTATAGATAAGAATTACCTAGCATCGTCCAGAACATGTAATCCCAAAGAAACTGCTTTTTAGTCTGAACGGGGTTGGGGTTTTCAATCCAATCTAGAAAAGGATGCTTTTCAATGTAGTTACCGTCCTTGTCTTTTAGGTAAACTTCTGCCAAACTAAAAAGGTCACATTGTAACCCGAAAACCTTTAATAAAGCAGGGTTAGTTAGTGCTGCTGTTAACTTTTCTTTGTCTTCGTAGTACCTATTGAACTCTACTACGTTGTTTATAAGGTTAAAAGAATAGTTATACCTACCGTTAAATAGGTTTTTGAAGAGATTTTCTAAAGGATATAAAAATTTCACAATACAAATTTATTAAATATTTTTGATAATTCTTTGATTTTTAAGAAATAATGCAATGTAACGCAAAACATCCATTAAGTGATTATCTAAATCTAAGGGTTCATCTACTATAAGATTATACCTATCTGTCTTCCACTGATAGTTCTCTGTTTCATATTCAAAGTTAGTTGAATTTTCGGTATAACAAACATTAATAGTCTGTAGTAGGTCAATACCGTCCTTAATACTTCCCTTTCCTTTAGGTGATGTTATAGCATAGTCATAGCCTAATTGTCGTAAGCTCATTACTTTTTGAGGCCTGTTATTATCACATATAACGTAATTAGATTTATTAAGATCTAGCCTAGTAAATAGATATTTTACTAATCCTTCATCCTCATTCCGTATTTGTTCTAGTAGTTGAGTGCTTAATTGTCCTTTAATATCGTTTTCACTTGCATAGTTTAGTTCATTAAGATACAATGTGCCATCGTAATATTTAGCTTCTAATATAGCAAATGGATCAACTTGTCCCCAATCTACGCCATAATAAGTGGTAGAATTTAATGCTTTGAACTCGTCTAAAGTAATCTTATTAAAGTGTGAATAAATTCTGTTTGGTTTTTCTGCCTTTAGTCCTAGTCCGTACACTTTCCAGTTAAATAGTGATGCGCTGTTTTTAGCTTCATTAAGTATACACCTAGATAACTCATCTAAATACTTTTGTTCTATTCCTTTTTCATTTTCTACTATGTTATAACTTTTTGCTTCTTGTTCTGATAATATTTTGTCTAGTACTACATTTGACATTGAAACAGGCTGATAACCTAGTATCTTTTTCTTTTGCTCTTCCGGACAAAAAGGATTGTCTAAGAAAGTAGAATGTATTGTAATTGTTCTAGGGTCTTTTTTTAAATCTTCTATCCAGTGGGCTTTCTTTGGATTCCAATCAATCAAAACATAGTCAGACGTTCTCATGTCTAACTGGTCAAATGTTTCCTTACTAATCTTATAAGGTTCATTTATCCATGTAATGTCTCCTTGATACCCTATTACCTTATCTTCATCATCTGATCCGTTTAATTCAAATATACTGTTAGTCCAGAAATCAAAATGATGCTTAGTTTTATTCTCTTTGATGAATGAGTAATTAGGAAGTCCTTTAAATACTCTCTTAACATCATACCCAACGGTGGCTACGCAATCGGTCTTAGTGTCTCTCCATACTGACACTCTCAAATTTGGGTTAGTACTGCATTCTTTATGTACTAGTTGTATGAGGCTTTGCGTTTTACTAGATCTACTGCTACCCTCGTGTACTATGTATTTATATTTCCTCTCCCCTTTTTCATCTACTGCATTAATAGCATCTAAAGTCTTTTGAAATACGATAGTCGATTTAATCATCTGTAGGTTTATAAATCTGATAGCTTAAAGGCTCTAAAGGTTTGTCTCCGCTTGTAATATCATTTTGCTCTTTAAGGTTGTTTAAACGTTGTGTGATACTAGGATTGTAAAAGCCTAACATGCCACCAGTGATTTGATTATCTCTTATCTCATCCTTTATGCGCGTGCAGATATTGTGAAAGTCATCGTAATAGCCATCTCCATTATTAAAATAGTTAGTAATATCCCCGTAATTATCATAGCAGAATATCTTAAAGCCTTCGTAGGTTAAAGGAGGCATTTGTTTATCGGTAACTCTTTGTCCGTCTTTTCCGACATACTGTACCTTTAGCCATTTCTCCGCTTTTATTTCTACGTTTGCCTTATATTCTTGAAACGCATTAAATAAATCTTTTGGTGTTTTAAATATCCTTTTTGGGTGTATGTTACCGTTATTGTTCCTATCTTCTTTTCGTTTTGCCATATTGTACTATTTTTAAAATTGGCTTAAAAATATGCTTGTCAAGACCAATTTTTATTGCACTATTCTTATAAGAACATAAAAAAGCCCGCTAATGTTCTATCATTGCAGGCTAATATACTATTTATCCTTAACAAATGTGCCGTTTTTTATTTTGTGTTTTTGTTATCCATAGTTATTGTATTTAATTATTTTCTTTTATTAAAATTTGCTTTCTTAAATTCCTGATAATAGCCAATTATCAACGCCATTACAAAAGGAAAGTAAGCCGGTAGTAATATAATCCACCATGACCAATCGACTGTTTCAGTTAGTTTAGCAATCAGTAATGCTACTAAACTAACAATTAATAATCTTTCAAACCATTTCATTATTTTTCGCTTTCAAATTTAAAATCTTTTCTAGTGTAAGGGTGATATTTTGTCATATCTCCTATTTTTAACTTAAAGCCTTTAGCCCAAGTATAGTGAAGGTCTTTATTGTTTACGTGTTTTTTTTCCTTGTTCATAAATTATGAGTTGAAATGAATTTTTTTGATTTGGTGATTTCCTGTAAGGAATTATAGCCTACAAAATACAGTTCCCATTTGTCAATTTCGTAGCCGTTTTTAGTCTTAAATGTAAGCCCCTTAACATCTAATAGGAATTTAAAATAATTTGAAGATGCTTTTCTCTTTTCTATTTGTTTGATCGTCTCAAAGTGTTTTTCGTTCATTTCATTAGTTTTAAGTATGTAATTGATTTATTTATTTTTGCTTTTGTTATTACGTTTCTTTCTGCGTTTCCTAAATGATACCTTGCATAGGTTTTGTTATGTTCTTTAATCATTTCGGTCACTATGTTAATACCTAACTCTCTTATATCAAATATTCGAGCAGATAGCCTTAAACAATTATATTGTCCAATGGCTTCCCAAGGCGTAATACTACCATTATCCATGATGTGCTGAAGGATTAGTTCAGTGTGTTTTGTTGGTTTCATATTTTTGTGTTTGGTTTGCATCTGGTCACTAAAACAGGATTGCCATCAGGATCAGGAAATTCAATTGTAATTCCTTCACTTTTTCGAAGCATGTAACCTAATTTATTATATGCTTTATTATCTTCCCTATCGTAACCCATTATTTCAACGGCCCATTTTGCAGAGCTTGCAACGGTCTTAAATTTACCTACCTCTATAATTATTTTTCTTTTGTTCATTTTTTCTTAATATCTGTTTTATTTTTTTTCGATTTTCTTTGATCCGTTGCTATACTTTCTTTTAACCTGCTTTTAATTCTGCTCGCTTCTTGATTGTAACAAATGCATTCTCCTTTGCTGGTCGCTGATGGTTGGCATTTTATTATACAGTTGCTCATAGTTGTATTATTTTAATTCTGCTTTAGTAACTAATTGGCAATTTATACCTTTTGACTTTAGTTTTTTGTAGTGCGATAGTGAAGTAGTTTTAATCATAGTTGTTTTATTTGGTATACAATAGTACTATATATATTTACTAATTGCAAAATAATAACGTATTTATTTAAAACATTCCTATTTGTGAATTGCTATTAAATCTAGTTTTCACCTCTTTCAGGTTTTTAATAGCCTGCTTATAATAGCTATCTTTTAATTCTATTCCTATTGCTTTACGTCCTAGTGATACAGGGCTATAAACCTCACTACCTACGCCCATAAATGGAGTAAGTACCACCTCATCAGGATTGCTCCACATTTCTACAACTCTATCAATAACATCTAATTGCAAAGGGTGTACGTGCTTTTCATCGTCTTCCTCTTTACTTTCTACATGCTTTAATACATTTCGTACTCTTATATCATCCCATACGCTAGAAGCGTATCGCTGCCATACGTAATGATTCATTTTGGTAATTTTATCCGGCTTATTTTCTTTTACTAAATAATTCCATAATTCAGAATCACTATTAAAAGTAGGTTTCGCTTTATCATTATTCCAAGCTTTAAGCATATGAGGCATTATAGGAATAGCCCCGTGATAGTTTTCTATTCCAAATTCATGAGTAACTGGTGTTTCTATTTCGCCTTTCTTTTTAAATATTAATAAATAGTCTGGCTGTGATGGAAAACATTGCGTAGCATCTTCTACAATTAATTTATGCATTAATGACTTTACCATAGTTCGCATTCTTACCTCTAAAGGCTCTTTCCATATTGTTACCCTTCCTTTATATTGAAATCCGTTTTGTTCATGTAATTTTATTACTTCATGTGGAAAGTCCCATGATGAACCATCGTTTTGCACTACCTCGGTAACGTGTACCGCATTAATACGTCCTTTCTTTGTTACTCTAGCCATTTCTTTAATAAGGAAGTTATACATAGTTAAAAATTCCTCTTTACTATCGCAGTTACTAAAATCTCTTTCACTGCTTGAATAATTGTAAAGTCCTGCAAACGGTGGTGAGTAGACCGATAGATCTATACTTTCATCTTGCAAGGTTGGTAAAACCTCCATACAGTCACTGTTAAATATACTGTATCTTTCTTCGTGTAATTGTTCTTTAGTTTTCATAGAAATTTAGGTTTGATTACTTCTTTGTTAAATTCTTTACTTAAATGAGTGTATTCTTTGTTTACTTGTTTTGTTAGCTTAGTATAAAGCTCATTAGCTTTTTTTGTTTTTTCTTCTAATGCAGATAATACTCTAGACTGTCCGTCTGATATTACTACATCTATGTGTACGGGCTTTTTTTGTCCGAACCTCCAGAACCTTCTAATAGCTTGGTAATATTGTTCATAACTCCATGTAGGGAAAAATACTGAATGATTACAGTGCTGCCAATTTAAACCCATACCAGTCATACGGGCTTTTGTGATAAGTCTTTTTATATCTCCATTTGCAAAAGCTAATAGCCTTTCTTCTTTTTGCTCAATTGACATACTCCCTTTAATCTCATAAGCTTCGTTATCTAGGTTCTTGATTAGTTCACTTTCTTTATTAGTGTTTACCCAGTATACAGACGTTTTATTTTCTGTTAGTGAAACAGCTTTTTCACATCTTTTTACTTCTGTTTGCTTTTGCTCATGCCTTACTTCTGTCATTGTTTTAGCAATAGGTGTAAACATTTGCACCTGACCATTAACATCTATTAGACTTTGATTTTTTACCATGTGTTGATCTGTTATTAATTCTGGTAACTGATACCTATCATCACTAAAACCTAAGTCGCTAGGCATACGAACCATTATAGACCATTGATTAACCCATGAGAAAAACGTTTCTTCGGCATGAGGTTTTAAATAATACTTATCTCCTATATTTTTTGCATTACTGTCGGAGCTTCCTTGATTGTTTTTAAAGAACTTTCCTAGCATATCCATATAACCCATATATCCTAGTGCTTCCGAGCTTGTACCTAGTTCTATAAAGTCATTAGGTGCAGGGGTTGCCGTAGATAAATATCTATATTTTATCTTTTTTACAAATGAGGTTATCTGTGCTTTTGTCGAGCCTTTAAAGTTTTTAAGTATTGAGCTTTCATCTAATATAACTCCTTCAAAGTCATTAGGATTAAGATAGTGCAACCTTTCATAATTGCATATTACTATTTTCTTAGTATGCTTTCCGTCTTTGGTTTGCTCAATATCATAAACTCCTATCTTTTCCGCTTCTTTCATAAACTGAAAGGAAACTGCCAAAGGTGTAATAATCAATACCTTTTTGTTAGTATGTCTTATTATGTTTTCAGCTATTGAAAGTTGTATTAATGTTTTACCTAGACCAGTATCGGCAAATATTGCTACCCTGCCTTTTTGTACTGCTTTATCTATTATGTACTTTTGAAAGTCAAATGCAATATCAGGATAAAAATTAGGGCTAAATCCGCTATCTATAATAGAATGCTTTTTTGATTGTAAAAATGTTTGGTAATCATTCATGTGTTTTTGATTGTTTGATTTGTTACACAATAGTAATACTATTATTTATTAATTGCAAAATAATAGCGTATTTATTTAATGCTAACAGAAATTAAAAATCATTGCTTTGGTGGTTGAGGTAAAGGCATCCAGTATCTAACATCTTCGTCATATTCCCATTCAAAATTTACTCTATTGTAAAAGCCATCTTTCTCCATAAGTCCACCACCAAAATATTCACTTGAACCATACACAAAACCATTTTTATCACAAGTTATAAATGTATTTGGGTCGTTTGGATTATATTCTGGTAATCTATCATTTATTGATATCCATTCCATAATTTTATATATTTCATTTTCGTTTATTTAATCGTTAAAAATCAGTGAATAGACTTAGCCGCTAGCTTTTATCCTTGCCACCTAGCATCTGCATTTGATTGCATACTATTTCGGTTCTACTGTAGGTAATGCCTTCCTTTTCCCACTTCCTAGTCATTAGCTTTCCCTCTAAATATAATTGATCGCCTTTGTGAACGTAGCTCTCTACTACAT